TTAAAATTTGCTAAATGGTTAGGTTTACAGGAAGAAGGTTTAATGAAAAAATTTGGTTTCGATGGTTCTGATCAATATATGTATGCGAGGATATTCTAAATGAGTTGGCAGATGGCAGTAGTAGGTGCATTAGGTGTAGCTCAAATACAACAACAAAATGCTTATGGTAAGTTTAATAAAGCTGTTAATGATCGTAATGCAAAAGTAAAAGAACAACAAGCAGAAATTATTGATTCAAAATTAGAATTAGATTTAGCTAATTTTGATAAACAATTTAGAATATTAGAAGGTCAAACTACTGTTGACACTTTAAAATCTGGAGTAACTCTTGAAGGAACTGCTCGAAGAATTAAATTAGCTAATCTTAGAGAAGCAGAATTAGAAAAAAGTAAAATAAAATATGATGCTGAAATAGGAAAAGCTAGAGCTTTTGAAGAGGCTAATTTTGCTAGAATAAAAGGTGATATAGCAAGACAAGAATCTAAAGTTGCAATGTTAAGAACTGCAACTACAACAGGAACTTCACTATTAACAATGATGGGATAATATGCCAAAGATACCTACATTTACATCATCAAGATCTATTACAACTGCAACACCTAGTGTTGAATCTAATATACAATTAGATTTAGCAAAAACTCCAGCAGGTGCATTACAACCTGTTTCTAAATTTTTAGAAGAAAGTTATGTGCAAGAAAAAACTGCTGAAGCAAATAATAAATCTTACAAATTATTAAATAGTTTCTATGAAGATAAAAAAGATGATCAAGGAAATGTAATTCAAAAAGGTTGGCTAACAATAGCTAGTGAAGCTAAACAAAAAGATAATCCAACTGAAGCATCAAATTATTATGATTCAGAAGTTGAAAAACTTTATAATTATAAAAAAATAAATGATTTTGCAAAACTAAATAACTTTGAAAAAAAAGCTATTGATAGAAAATTTTATGCAACATCTGGTTTATTAAAAACAAAAGTAATTGAAGACGCAAGATTAAATCTAATAGCAGAAAATAAAAAAGTAGATGATGATTCTTTTGTAAAAGAAAGTTTATTACTTAAAGAATTAGGAACAGATTATATAGAACAATTTAAAATTAATAATGCTAATAGAATAAATACTAACCCAGATTATGATGATGGTGTAAAAAAACAATTTATAGATACATATAATTCTAAAGGTGTAGAATTTCTTGCAACATCTATGGCTAATAATCAACCAAGCCAATTTAAAATAGCTAGATCTAAAGGAGCTTTTGACGATGTTGATGCTGCTAAAATTTTAGAATTAGAAGCTGTTGCTGACAATGTTATCAAACAACAAAAATATCAAACTCTTTTATCTCCACTTGATATACCATTTGATGCTGATCCTAGAGATTTTGTTATAGCAAATGAAGAAATAAAAGCTAAAACTTTTGGTGGTAATAAAGATCTTCAAGCTATATTTAAAAGTTTAAAACCTCAAGAAAAAATTGAATTTGAAAAAGAATATTTAAAAAAAGCAAATCAAATTAAATCAGATAGACAGCTTCAAATATTAACAGCAAATCAAATAGGAAAAGTAGAAGCTGCACAAAAAACAAATGAAATATTTAAAAAAAAAGATATTGAGTCTGGTGTTTATAGTAATAAATTAAAAGAAATTTTTCCAGACAATCCTATAGCTGTAGAACAATTAGTAGATTTTAACATCAAACTAAGCGATGGAAGAGCTAACAAAATTTCTAAATTTGAAAACAATGATGATATTATTAAATTAATTATAAATGATAAAATTAACACAGCTTATGATAAATTTACATTAACAGGAGAAACTAAACCTCTTTCTATTTTTGAAAGAGTAGGAACACAACTTAATACTAACGATGTAAAATTTTTAAATAACTTATTCCTTATTTCTAACGAAGAAGGTTTTAAGGAAAATCATACAGAGTTTTTTAAATTTATAGATATGTTTTCTTTAGAAGTTTCGGGTAGTTTAGCTTTAAAAGAATTAGATCCTAAGAGAGATGAAAGATTAAATAAATTTAAATATACTATGTATGCTAGATATATTAATGGTCTACAAAATGGCAAAACTCCACTTCAATTATTAAAAGCTGCAAAAGGAAATAAAGATTTTATTGGTTATGATTTTCACACATTCTTACCAAGCATGGATGATGTTTTCAAAAGTATCAAAGATAATATTTCTGCTAATCAAGATATTCCAGAAATACCAAATGCAAAAACTAAAACTAAAAAACAAATAGAAGAAGAACTTGGTAGACCAATTAGTCTTAAAGAATATAGAGAAATAATAAAAGGAAATTAATGGCTACATTAGCTGAAGAAATTAAAACTTTTGAAGAAGCAGGTTTCTCTAATCAAGAAATTGAAGCATGGAAAAAAGATCAAGTTAAAACTTTATCTGAAGCAGGATTTTCCACACAAGAAATAGCTAAAGATTTAGGTTATAAAGAAGTTGATCTAACTCCAATTAGATCTGCTTGGCAAAGTATTATTAATTTTACAAAAGATGAAAACGAAGAAATCTACTCAGAGATAAAACAATTAGAATCACAAAATGATGACACACCTTTTTTGGAAAAAAGAAAACAAGAATTAGTTGGTAAAGTTTTTGAACCTGGTAAATATTGGGAAAGAGGTTGGGGTTCTGGTATTTGGGATCTTCATCAATCGTATGTTAATGGCGAAGAAATGCCAGAGTTTTATACAACTCAAATGCCAGAAGATACTGGATTTTTAGAAAGACAAATAATGAATGTATCAAGATTAACAAAAGATCTTCCTGTTTATGGTGCTGCTTCATTACCATTTTTATTTGCTAGAAATAAAGATGCAGCTTTAGTTGCTAGTGGTTTTGTTGGTGGTTCTCTTAGAGAAACTTATTTAAAAGCGTTACAAAATGATGAAGTAAATGGTTTTAGTGAATTTTTTGATATATGGACAAAAGAAGGAATTAAAGCAGGTGCAGCAGAAGCCGCACAACTTTATGCTGCAACAAAAGCAGGTGGATTTTTTACAGGTACATTTAAAAAAACTGTAGCACAAGCAGCAGGTTTTGAAGCTGTGGGTGCAGCTATTCATCAAGAATTACCAAGTAAAGAACAAATGCAAGATAGTATATTTTTATTTGGTTTATTTAATTATGGTGGAAAAGCTATAACTAAATCAAAAGATCTTATAACTAAAAATGATAGAACTTTACCAGAATTTGCAGAAGATGTTTTGACTCATAAAACTATGGCAGAAGATGTACCAAGTTCTACAAATCAAACTCCAAGACATTATGGTTCAGAAAAAACAGTAACTACTAAACCAGAAAAATTTAAAGAAGGATTGAAATTTGAAACCAAAGAAGAACAAGCTATCTTTGATAAAACTCAATATTCTGAAAGAGTTCCAGAAACTACAGTTCAAGGAATTAAGTCTAAAGCAAAAGAATTAAATGATAAAAATATTACCAATTTTGTTGATAGACTTCATCCTATTAAAAGGATAATTGAACAAGTTCAAAATACAAAAAACACTAAAGATGCTTTAAATGTTTATGAAAGATTTAGAAGTTTATTAGGTGTAGAAAATAAAGCTGGTTCTGCAATAGAAAAAGGTACTTTTAATGTAAACTTAAAAGTAAATGGAAAATCTTTTAAAGATATATTAGACCCTTTAATTGAAAAAGGTTTTACTTTAAATTTAAAAGATAGAGATTTAAGAAATAGACAAACTTATGCTGACTTTAATAATTATGCTATTGCAAAAAGAGTAGTTGAAAAAGGTAAGCAAGATATTCAAACTGGTATTACTGTGGAAACTGCAACTAAAGTTGCCAACAATCCTAAACTAATTAAGAAATTTGAAAAGACAAGACAAGAACTTATTGAATATAATAAAAGATTATTAGAATACGCAAGAGATAAAGGCTTATTAACTAAAGAAGCATTTGATGCAATGGTTCAAGCTAATAAAGAATATATTGGTTTTGCAAGAGTAATAGATATTGCTGCTGATGGTCAAATAAAAACAGGTGTTTCTGCATTAAAAATGATGAAAGGATCTACAAGAGATATTATAGATCCAATCGAAACAACTTATTCAAACACATTTGCTATAATTAAAAAAGCAGATAGGAATGCAGCTATAAAAGAATTTATAGATATTGTTGAAGCTGGTAAGAAGAAAGGTTTATTTCCAGATATAAATAAAAAAACTATAACAAAAGTTATTAAGTTTAGTAAAAAAGAATTAAAAGATTTAGGTATAGATACATCTAAATTATCTAGTAGAGCATTAGAAAATTTACAAATATTTAGAAAAGAGTTTGATAAAATAGGAGATGATTCTATTGGTGTTATTCGTAATGGTAAGTTTGAAGTTTGGGAAGTGGGAAAAGAACTTGCTGAAGCTATAAAAGATTTTGATCCAAGAGGAGCAAGAAATTTATTTTGGGGATTAGCATCTAAACCTGCAAGTTGGTTAAGAGCTGGTGCTACATTAGCTTTTGATTTTGTTGGTGCAAACTTTTTAAGAGATACAGTTCAAGCTAGTATTTATAGTAAATATGGATTCTTTCCTGTAGTTAGTTCTATTAGAGGATTGTTTGATATTATTGCAGGTAAGACAGGGTTAAGTAAAAAATCTCAAAAAATGTATGAAGATTGGATTAAGTCTGGTGGTATGCAATCTACTTTACAATCAGTAGATAGAGCCATCTTTGACAAACCTGCTTTTGATATTTTAAACAAAGGTCAAATAAGAAATAAAGCAGAAAATCCTATAGAAATATTAAGAGTTATTTCTGAAACATTTGAAAATGCTACAAGGATTTCAGAATTTAGAAGAGCATACAATGCTTCTTTAAAAAAAGGAATGACACATAAACAAGCAGTAGAAAGAGCTGGTTTTGAATCAAGAGATATAACATTAGACTTTGGAAAAATGGGTGTGCAGATTAAAACATTAAACCAAATATCAGCATTTTATAATGCTAGAATACAAGGTTATGCAAAATTATTTGATGGTTTCAAAGAAAGACCAACAAGAGCATTACTTGCTATAAGTGGTGGAATTATGATTCCTACTGCATTACTTTGGTATCTAAATAAAGATGATGAAGATATTCAAGGACAATCAAAATGGGTTAAAAGACATTATTGGTTATTTTCAACTGGTGAAGGTGAAGATAAAGTAATTCATAAAATACCAAAACCTTTTGATGTTGGTGTAGTATTTGCTTCATTAGTAGAATCTTTTTTAGATCACAATTTTTCTAAAGATGAAACAACAAGAAAACAAATGGATGGTTGGTTTACAGATTATTTAATGCAAACAGGAAAAGGTTTTATACCAACACCTCAATTTATTTTACCTATATATGAAGCATGGCAAAACAAAAGCTGGTTTAGAAATCAACCATTAGTACCAGAATATATTGCTAAGACTTTACCAAATGAAATGCAATATACAAACTACACATCTGAATCTGCAAAACTTATTGCATCTACATTATACAAAATAATAGGAACAGATAGTAAGTTTACAAATCCTATAATGATAGATAATTTTATTAGAGCATGGACAGGTACACTTGGAAGATATGCAATACAAGCATCAGATAAAGCATTAATTGAAAGTGGTGTAATTGATGATCCTATTAGACCAGAACAACCACTATCATCTATGCCTGTCTTTAGAGCTTTCTTGGCTAAGAATCCAGATTTACAATCTCAATGGATAACTTCATTTTATGAAGAATATAATGAAGTTAAACAACAATTAAATAAAGCATCTGCTTTAGAAAAAGAAGGTAAAGCTATAGAAGCTGAAGAAATTATAAAAAAAATAGATGATACAAAATTTCAATTAATTACTTATGGGGATGCTATAAAAGAATATGGTTCAATGATAAGAAATATATATAATAATAAGGAATATACTGCTGAAGAAAAAAGAGAGCTAATAGATGAGTTTGCAAAACTAATGATAGTAACTGCAAAAAGATCTTTAGATCTTATGAATATAAAGGTTGATAATAAGGAACAATAATAATATAGAGAAACAATATGACAATATCATCTACTACAGTAAAGAACTCATACTCTGGAAATGGTACTCTTGATACCTTCAACTACACATTCAAGATCTTTGCTAACACAGATTTACAGGTTATCATTAGAGATGCGACAGCTACTGAAACAGTAAAAACTTTAACTACTCACTACACAGTAACAGGTGCAGGTTCTGCTTCTGGTGGAACGATTGTATTCACAGCAG